CAACGCTTTAGATGAAGCTGGTGTTCGTAAAGAATATCAAGAACAAATGGAGCAGTTTGAAGATGCTAATCCAGGTATATATTTTAGAAATAATGTATGGTGGTGGCGTCCTCTGTGGGCATTTATATGTGATAATTGTCATGATATACTTGATGAAGATGATATGGAACGTGGTTCATTTAACGACGGACATAAAATAACAAAGAAGAAATCAATTGAATTGGCAATGAAACTTGAAGCACTAGATGCTGAAGGAGCTATTGTACAGTGGCAAGCTGAATACTTACAAGAGCAAGAAGACGCACCTGATGAAGATTGTGAATTATGTGAAGCAACAGGTAAGCGCAAGAAGGCACCTGAAAAAGGAGCTGGTAATATTAAATGTAATGGATGTAATGGCAAGGGTAAGAAGAGACCTTGGCAGTGTAGTTATCCATTTGATAGAGAGAACGTTATGAGATTTGCTAGATTTGCAAGAGAATCTGGTGGATTTATAATATGTTAAGGAGACTAATTGATATGACTAGAAAAGCAATCAATAAGAAAACCAAGATCCATGCTGTAAAGGACTATTTGACGGGACTATCTACTACTAATATATTAACTAAGTATGATATACACCCCTCAACATTATATGTCTGGGTTAAGAAATATTACAAAACAGCAAGAAGAGGGATAACTATGGCTCCCAAATTCATTGAAAGATATGGAACTAAGCCTAGTAAAAAGAAATATGTTACAGAAACAATAGCTGATAACGTAGTTTCTTATGAAGTAAATGCTGAACCTACATTTACTGAGCCAACTGAAGAAGAGCTGAATTATATAAGATCAATAACTAGTGAAGATGACCTTACTCAAGAGGCTTCTGAAACTGTTGATACTATGACAGTAGAGTTGGACAAGAGTGAATACTCTGGAGATCCTGATGATATCAGGGTTACTGGTTCATTTGAGTTTGTCAGTGGTAGAATATACTCGACTGAATTATATATTGACTCTGACAAGAGGCGTATCAAACTAACTAAGGAAATGGTTGAGTTCTTTAATGAACTAAAGGACAAGTTCTTGGAGTAGATATGAAATGTATTATTAATATTAAAAGTGATAAGATAAAACGTATCTCTGATGATTCTGCTCAGTTAGCGGTAGATTCTGGAGACTGGAAGTACATACCTAAACAGGAATGGAAAGAGAAGGTCAGAGATAGAGCAAAAGGAGAGTGATACATGGCGTCAGTTAAAAAGATCCACTTATTACACAACTCATCTGCGTTTGCTGAGATAGAAACAAAAGCAGAGAATGTTCGTGAATTGAGAGAAGAGCAAGGCTTAGGCGGTGCTACGATCAATATTAATAGAGTGGTGGTTAACGATGATCACAGTATTGAGGATGGGATGCATGTTGCAGCCGTAAATTCCAACAAAACTGGTGGTTAGTAAGTAATGTAAACAAATTTGGGGGTGATACGACACTCAGTAAGTCACACGGGTGCGTGTAGTGACTTCACCCCTAAATTTTAACTTGGAGAGATTATGAATGAAATAAGTTTAAATGATTATAATCCTGATATTGAAGAGTTAGTTGATGTATTGTTTATTGGTCCGCAAGGAGAAGTTTTAAGAAAATTAGAAGAATTTAACAATCTTTATACCAACTTATCAGGTGATAGATATGATAGAAATCCTGTCAAAATTAAACCATTAGCTATTACTAGAAAATGGACATGGAAGCCAGGATGTTATGACTCTATGAAACAAATGTATACATCATATTGTATGAGGTGGGGTAAGAAACCTCGAGGAGCTTCGTCTATATTTGAAAGAAGACAAGGCTGGTATCATAATGAATTGAAAGATAAAATTACTGCTATTGAAAATATAATGTGTAGAAAGAGAAGAGAAGGTGCTACTTGGCTTGATGATTCTAGTCAGATAAGTGAAGAATTTAGAATTTTCATCTCTAGCATACAACAAGCTGTTGATGGACTACAAAATTATCTTGGTGATAAGGATCATATAGATGTGCAGATAGAGCAACCAGATGCCAGAGAGCATTGGACTACAGCAGATATGTTAAAAGCTACTAACATAGTGTATTATATAGACTTACAGCCTATTGATATGAATGTAATGAGAGGCGATGATATAATGCAAGTAGTGCCAGGATTACCTATATCATTAAGATGTCAAGTTAATTTAATTAAATGGTTTAATGCATATTCATCTAATGGTGGCTGGAATAATTGTATGCCTGGATCTGGATTCTCTACTTACAATAGGAATGATATAGCTACTATGACTGGTGGTGTTATAGATGATAATGGTTATGATTACAATATTAAATTATCTCATCCATTTATAAGTAGATCTTATCATGGTAGCAATGAATATAATTCTGTTTGTATGGGAGATAATACTAGTGATATTAACAGGTCATTCTTTAGTAATGATATGATATCTTTCTTTCATAATATACATACATGGCTATCTGTATTTACTCCTGGAAGAACAGGGCCTATTAATCCAGTGCATCAAATGCATATAGGTATACCTGAAGATTGGGATGATCATTATGCTGATATAGTAAGCTATGATACAGGAGGTTGTGATGCTAAACTAAGAGAAAAGTATAAACATACACATGTTACTATGATACCTTCTTATGTTAGAGGATTGTATTGTGACGATATCAAATGCAAACTAAGGTCAGTATGTAATACCTATTCTAGATTGAATCAATCGACAAATGTCTTTGGAGAAGATATTGATAAGATTGAAGGAGTTAATGAACCATGGGATTTAGATGATTCTACTATAACTATGGAAAGTTTGTTTGACAAAATATATCAAGGACGTTATCCTACAGATGGAATTGATAGCTTGGATAGACAAGACTTATTATGGCTTATAGCTCATGGACATTATGGAATTATCTCAAGAATAGCAGGAATACCAAGTAACTGGATGGAAGTTGAATACTTAGATAAGTATGTACCAGAAGGTGTTACTGAGACAGAAGTTGATGATCAAATGAAAAAAGAGATGGAGATGTGGGCTGATGCAATGCGTGCAGGCACTCCTCCAGCTAGAGAATTTGATCAAACTCATACAGCAGGTAGAGATGATGCTATGGTAGCTGCTAATTATAGAGATGATATGGAAATAATAGATAATACTGATCAATTTGACCCAGATGCTCTCTATGAGCAATTGAGAGAAATAGAACATGAAAACAGGGAAAGTGAGGATGAATAAATGGCTTTTAAAATGAGCAAGAAAGATTGGAACAAAATAATCAATTTTGCAAGAGCTAGAGAAGATGAAACTGGTGATGAAATCGGTGGAATGGCTGTCGTTAATAAAGTTGAGGACGATTACGTAATTTCAGAACCTGTGATATTAAAACAGGAGACTACAGGTGCTACTTGTACTCTTGATAAAGAAGCATTAGCTGATTATTATATTAGAATGGCTAACAAGCATGGTAAAGATGTCAATTTTATGTGGTGGCACAGTCATGCTAAAATGAAAGCGTTCTGGTCTGGTACTGATACAAGTACTATGGATGACTATAATAATGGCAAATGGAGTGTATTCTTAGTAGTTAATGTATATGAAGAATACAAATTCAGAATAACTGTTTGGGAGCCTCAAGAGATGTATATAGATACTGAACTTGAAATAGAAGGCCAGGAAGAGTTTAAAATCCCAGCCTCTATACGCAAACAAGTAACTGAAAAGTGTAGTAAGCCTACTGTAGTAACATCTATACATAGCAATAAATACAATCATTATGGAAATCAACGTTCATTATGGGATACAAATATGGAGATGAAAGATTATAACCAATCATTTGGAAATATGACATCTTATATAACTGATAAAGTTGATAAATATAATTGTAGAATGTGGGCTATGGATGCAGTAGATGAGTTCAATGGTACATATATCATGGGTGAATGCACCTATGAAGATTATGTAAAGGAAGTCAAAGAAGCTAACAAAGAAATACATAAAGTTAATAAGGATGTAAGTATTAAGTTGATACCAGAGCAACAACTATTTGAAGCTATTCAACACAAACATGCTTATGATTTTATAGAAGATAAGGAGAATGTGAATGTTTCTAACAACCAGATTCAATGGAATTGTTAATAACATGCATGATTATACCTATCATATTCTAGGGTGCGGGGCTATTGGTAGTTCCGCTGCCCTTCAACTAGTCAGAATGGGTGCAAATAAATTATGTTTGTATGATTTTGATAAAGTTGAGGACGAGAATATAGGTGTCTCACAATATGATAATCGTCATATTGGCATGAAAAAAGTAGATGCTTTAGCAAGTATCTTAAAGGACGTAAACCAAGATATAAGTGCACAGAGATATCCAGAAAGATTTAAGGAATTTTGTGCCAGTGATAGCGATATAGTCATATTGGGATTTGACTCAATGGGATCAAGACTAGAAGCAGTTCAAATACTGTGTGCTGGAGGTACTCGTCCATTGGTAATAATAGATGGTAGAATGGGAGCTGAGCATTATCAGCAATATGTTTTCAAGAAACCAACTATCAAGCAGTATGAATCTACATGGTATACAGATGAAGATGGTGATCCTGAACCATGTAACTCTAAAGCAACAAGCTATTGTTCAAATATGAGTGGTAGCTTTATTGTGAATGCAGTAAGAAAGTTAATTACAAATCAACCTTACGAAAAGGAATTAGTATTTAATTTTCCTACAATGATGTTAAATATAAAGTAGAAAAATATAGGTGAATATCCCTCACCTATTTCTACAATAATATATCAAAAAATGTTGTAATGAGACACAATAATTCTTGTTTTAGAATTTAGAATTTATTAGATTAATAGGCTTAAATAAGGAGAGAAAATGCCAGAAGAGTATGATGTAAAATATGCAGAAGAAGTACAAGAAGAGATATCCGAGTGGAAATCTAATACAATTGATAAGCTTAGCGGAGCGTTAGCGAAAGCACAAGCTGAAATCAAAGGTGCTAGTAAAGATAGTATTAATCCTTTCTTTAATAGTACATATGCAGATCTATATGCTGTGATTGGAGCAGCAATGCCTGCATTAACAAAACATGGATTGTCCGTAATCCAAGGTAGTAACTATTGTAAAAAGACAAACGGGTTCTATGTCACTACTATGTTATTACATGAATCAGGTCAGTGGATTAAATCAGAAATAAGACTACCTTTAGGTAAGAGTCCTAATGCTCAAAACATAGGATCTGTTATGACTTATGGTAGAAGATATGGTTTATCTGCAATGGCTGGAGTAGCACAATATGATGATGATGCAAATAGCAATAAAGTTCAGATAGAGAAAGAGGCTAAGAAGCCAGTATCTGCAACTAATTTGAATAATCAAACTAATAAAACAATATAAATAGGAGTGCTCAATTATGAGAACATTAACTGTTAAATCAGGTGGAGGTGGTTCATGGAACGATGGATGGAACACCTTGAAAATTAGTAATGCTGCTTACGGTGATTACAATGGATCAAAATATTTAGATGTATGGTTCGATGGACTACCAGAATCATTAAATATGAGAGTTTATGAAGCTAAGAATGCAGAGGGAGAAGAGTTTGCAATAGGTCAAGTCTTTAGATTTGCTAATGCAGGTATTATGGATGGACTAGAAGGTCCTGATGGTAATACTGTAATTAAATTCTCTGATGAAGCTGAAGGCTTAATTGGTAATTCTCTAAATGTATTTATATATAAAGATGGTAAATACTCTAGAGTATGTAAGCAACCAGCACCTACAGCGTTTGAAAATGCTGCTGATTCATTTAGTGATGATGATGTAATATTTTGGAAAAACAAAGCTGAAGGATATTTTCAAAAGTATGTAAAGCCTAAACTAGAAGATGACGAGCCAATAGAAATGTCATTAGAAGAGTTAGGTAGCGCACTTTAGCTAAAACCCTGAGTGGAGAGTGGTAGCCGTGAGGCCCAACAAGGTTCTGTTTGTGGCGGTATAACACCCTTTCGTTTACTCAAAAACATTGTTATATCGTGTTCTTTTACCTATATGACACTCAAAACCCGATAGAGCAGAGCCTGACAGGATGGTGCAAAAGTCATAAAATCATTCCTACAGGATAGGATTCAACCTCACAGGCTCCTCTATTACAATCAAGGAGAGAAATGAACTTAATGGAACAAGCTTTAATAAAAGGAGAATTATGCCATATAAGATTGAATGATGGTGTAATTATAACTGACATAACATATGTTGGTAATGTAGATAATGCTGGGAAGAGATATCAGAAATTTGTAAATGGTACTCAAACACATATGGTTAATCCATCATATGTGGCACAGATTATTAGAACTAAAAGAAAAACTGAAGAAGTTAGGAGTAGTTAATGTATTATAATACAACTAATGAAAACAGTGAAGCCCTGGCAATAGCTAGGGATGACACTGCTAAACAAGATGCAAGAATATATGATGTATTTACATCTATGACAAGGGATGGTACTATATACCTTAATCCTTGGGCAGTACATGAGATTATTGGTTCTCATATACCTATAACTAGTATAAGAAGGTCAATTAATACCTTGACTAGAGAAGGTAAGATAGAAAAAACAACTGTTAAAGTAAGAGGTCCTTATGGACGACCTTGTTACTGTTGGAAATTAGTATGACTGAGGAATGTTGCACTGAAGGTAGTTTAGAATACCTTGATGAAGGTGAAGTATGGCCTTATGAAATATGGATTTGTATAAAATGCAGTAACCAATACAATGTAGAATTGGTGAGAGACTTTGAGAATAAGGAGAAAAGATGATTAGAGAGTTCGCATTTAGCTTACACAGAAGACACTATTTCCAAGGATCTGAAGAAGAGTCTGATTGGCAAGGTTTAAATTCTGATACATTTATGTCATTATATGAATATGATGATTATGTGAAAGAGTTCTTTGCGTCCAAGAATACCCTTGCTGGGTATGACGGACAAATATATCTTCCTGATGAATTTATATTAGATGTTGATGGTTCTAATATTGATAATGCAAAAGATAAAACTCATGGATTATTAATGTTCTTAAATGATAATGATATACCTTACAATGTATATTTTAGCGGAACAGGATTTCATGTAGGTATACCTTCAGATGCATTCAGATGGAAGCCACATAGAGACTTACATATTCAGGTAAAGAGAGCATTAACAGATTCAGGAGTATTTGAATGGGCTGATCCTGCTGTAACTGATAAGCCAAGATTGATACGTGTTGTCAATACTAGAAACACAAAGTCAGGACTATATAAAGTGCAAATAGATCCTAAATGGGTTAATCCTGGTGAAGATACAGAAAATATACTTAATTATGCTAAAGCTCCTAAGAAATTAATAAATAACGTAATGGAATGCAATCCTATCTTTGATGTATTGATAGCTTCTAAGCCTAAAAAACAAGCTGAAAAAGCTATAGTAGATCAAGGACGGAACGCTGACCCATCTAACTACCCTTGCATAAGTGCTATGTTAGAAAGCAATGCTGTTGGGAAGAGACACAATGTAGCATTAAGAATAGCTGCATGGTTTAGATGGCTATATCCTGAAGTTGTTGTAAGATACCTTATGGAAGGCTGGCGTTTAAAGGTTGACAACCCTAGAAGTCCCTTTAAGAAAGAAGAGATGGATAAGATAGTCACAAATTGCTATGATGGACATGGTGGCCACGGTTACAGGTATGGCTGCAGCGATCCTATTATGGATCATTACTGCAAGAATACATGTAAATTGTATAAGACTAAAAAGTCTCAAAGCACCATGGACGCTTCATCAATGGAGAATGTTCTTATAGATTTCTATAAGAAAGATTTGAAACCGATAGATATTGGAAAGATATACGGACAAACTTTCCCTATTTATCCTGGTGAAGTTGTGATCCTTCAAGCACCTCCTGCATCCATGAAGACAATGCTACTCCAAAACTGGATGAATCATTTTAAGAAACCAACATATTTTGTTGAGATGGAAATGTCTCCTAGACAAATATGGTCAAGGTTTGTTATGATTGAGAAAGGATGGACTGAAGAGGAACTCATAGCACACTATAGTAGTATGCAAAATGGACTTGATGAAGAGTTTAAATGGCTAACAGTAGATTATTCTTCTTGTTATCCGTTTGAGCTGGACAAAAAGATATCCATGCTTCCTACTAAACCTGAGATTGTGGTCGTGGATCACATGGGTCTGTTTAGAAGTAAGCAAAAAGA